AATCAACAGGCGGTGGCGCTGCTGCTACTGGTGGTTCAGGTGGCGGTCTGCTCAAACAAACAGAACAACTAAAAGCCAACGTAGGAACCGCAGCAGCAATTGACACAACTCGTGGACAAGAAGTGGTAAAAAATGTTGAGAAATTATCTACTGACACTGCCACAATTGCTGATGCTGCTGGACAGACTGCAACAGTTGCTCGTCGTATTCGTACATCTATTACTGATAATCCTGAAATACCAGGCATGTTGACCAAAACAAACAGCAAAGGTTGGGATGTAATAACAGCCACATTGGCTGCTGTTGACGCAGGACTTGGTGGCAGCGATGCCATTGAAGCAGCCCTTAAACAGTTGAATTTTAATCCAGCACAAATTGCTGTGTTTGATCAAATCAAAGGTGACCTCACTGAGTTGGCCTTGGCACGTGCTAGAGAGAACAAAGGTCAAGGCACATTTACTGACTTTGAACGCAGACTGTTTGCTCAGACCACTGGCGACATTGCAAGAAATCCATTGAGTGCTATTCAGTATCGAATGGAAATCTTTGAATATGCTGCTGACAAAGCAGTGAGAAAGAGTGAATGGATTGAAAATTATCGTGCCAGCAAGCCCAACGCTACCAGTGGCCAAATACAAAATGCCTGGCGTGCAGAAAACAAAAAGGCTGATGAAGAGTTTGAAAAACGACTACGAGAAACCTACATTAGTCCTAAATTTAAGGTAAAACGACCATGACCAAATTTCAGGTTGAAACCCCAACTGGTGTTATAGAAGTTGAAGCAGCTGAAGACGCTACTGACGCTGAAATCATTGAGTTGGCAAAAAAACAATACGTGCCTGGACTGACCAGCACACCTGTCACTGCTGAGCCAAACGCTGTTCCTGACACAGGAATGAATCAAGCCAGAGTTGTGGGTGCAATTGCAGGTGGTGTCAATGCAGGCATACGACCCACAGTGGGTGCAGTTATGGACATGGGTCGCGGAATGTACAACGCTGCTACTGCTGCTCCTATTTCTGCTAACCCTGCTGCTGCTGTGCAAGCAGGCATGGCCACTCCAGGATCAACTGTAAAAATTGGTGACACTGTTAGAGCCTTGGCCAATCCTGAAGTTCGCGCAATAAACGCAATGCAAATGTCTCGAGATCCTGTGTTGGCTGCCAAAGAACTTGCACCTAAAACCACTGCTATGACTCAGGGATTAGGCAAAGTGGCTGCACGAGCAATGGGACCTTACGGTGCTATTACCAGTGCCCAAGACGCCACACAGAGATTCAGAGGTGCTGAAGGTCTGGCTGATTATGCACAGGCAGGCATAAGTGGTCTAGGTGCATTGGGATACGGAGTTGGCACATTGCCCACTCCTGCCAAGCCTTTTGGAATGGGCGTGGGCATGGCAGCCGATGCGGCAAACGCCGGCATTGATTATATGCGACAGCCTCCAGCACCTCCACCAGCAGCACCTCCACCACCGGCTCAGATGGCAAGGCAATTCAACCGAATGCCTGGTGCTATACTTGATGAAGATCGACGAATGAAAGATGCTATTCGCAAGAAAGCGTTTGAAAAAGTAATGGGCCCAGTTGCTCCAGGAAGTTTTTAATATATGACAACAGAAGAACAACTTACACAGGTATTCAATGACAACTTTGTCACATACTTTCGCAGCCACGCAGCACACGTAAACATCACTGGTCGCACGTTTCGTAGTGATCACAAACTGCTGGCGGGCGTGTATGAACGTCGGCAAGCACAGATTGACCAACTGGGCGAACTGCTACGCACACTGGATGTTTACATGCCGTGTTCATTGCCAGACATACTGGAACAATCACAAATATCAACCGATGCCATAGAAGGAGACGCAGATGAATTACTTGAAGCCGTTAGAACCGATTTGGAACTACTTAAAGAAGATTACCAAGAACTCATGGTTGTGGCTGAGGAAGAGGGCCATGCCGAAATAGCCAATTATGCTCAAGACCAAATCTTGGACATTGCCAAATCAATCTGGATGCTGAACAGCACCCTGGACTAAATTAATCGCTTATACGCAATCGAACCACGCACATCATATCCAGCAGCTGAGTGTATGCGTAAAAAGCCTTGAGTGTCACGTCGCATTGTAGTTGAACACACAATTGCAATGCCAGACTCCTGTGCCCAGGTTTCCCAAACGCCAATCATTTCCTGTACCAAACGTATGCGTGTTCGCACAGGCAAAGCCAAATCTAAATGTACCATTCTGGTGGCAGCCATGACCTCATCACTCCATGGTGCTGTTTCTCTGATTACCCAGACATAAGCAATCAACTGGTTGTGAGAATCACGTGCAACCATTAACAGTTCTTGTGCAGGAAGATAAAACTGTGTGACCACAGCTATAGTGACATTTCTAGCATAAGCAACAGGATCTGGTTGGAATATTCCGTCTATTTCAGTTTGGAAATCCTGTTCTGCCATACGAACAATATCTGTTATATCTGTACCGGTAGCACGGTGCCATGTTGTCATTGACACATCTTTCTTACATTCTTACCGTGTTGATGTCGTGTCATAACTTCAACATTATCCATACACCAGGCTTTTTCTAAATCAATTCTTGTCCAGCATAAATCTGCAGCAGATCTACCTCGTAAATGCCAAATTGGTTCCCAAACTTGTTTAAAATCTTCCCAAGAAATTTTCCATTCTGTTTTTTGTGTTTTGGCATTATTGCGTGCATAATTGAATGCAATATGCATGGCATGATGCAGCGGATTAGGTCCTGTCTTCCATGTGTGTGGTGCAATTCCCATAGGTCTACCAAGTTTTTTCTTTTCAATCATATTTTATTTATTAGCCTGTTAATATATCTTTGTTTTTTATGCATTTACGTTAGTTGGCATAAATAGTTTTATAATCATATAGCACAAAGGTTGACAGGCCGAATATAATACTGTTGGTGAATCCGTTCTGATGTGTGACGGCAACCAAATCATTCCGCTATAGAATGGCTTTTAAGCACTACCCAGATGATGTCTGGATGCCTTAAACAACACTCCTGCGAGTGATAATGTTTGCTTAATCGTACAGGTTGGATACGAAGTAATTCGTCGGAAGCAATACTATTATGAGATGCCTAACCGCTGAGAAGTCTCTTAAAAATCGTTGTAGGTAAGGGTAAGAACAGAGCCCAAATAGTGCTTCATAAAATACCTACCGATGACGGGACATGACACTCACATAAAGATTTGCTGATTGTTTCAGAATATTTGCTAGCCAAAACTAGCGGTATTCTGAAACAATCAATCTACATAAAGCAGGAAGAAAAAAACAAAATTAAATCTTTTTAAAAGACAACAGGTCTTAGATCTCGTCAGAGATCTAAAGGACCTTCGGAACGAAGTCCTTGTTAATGGGAATTAATCTTCTTTTGCCATTTACTAATAAATTGCTGAAATATTACCGGTATAGGTTCTTTTCTAGTTGACATATGTATCCAGCCCAATTTTTTGTTGTTCTTAATAAAACGCCAAGTGGCAAATTCACGTGTTGGTTCTGACATATTTTTACTTATAAAATTGATGTTTTTGGGTTAATATAAGTAAAAATGAAAGGTTACAATATGGGTCAAGCCAAACACAGAGCACGAGAAATAGCAGAATTAAAGCGCATAGGCGTACGTCGTATAGACACACCATGGCCAAACGCACCAGTGCTCACAGTAATGCGTGGCGGATTTAACGGCATCACATCAGACACCTGGATGATTTTAAACACAGAATTTCAAACGGAACTGAATAGGCTTGTAGCAAGACCGCTGGATTTAGATACATTGCCGGGCACTATTATGGGTTTGGCACGCATGGCTTTATGGGCAGAACGTTCAGGTGTGCGGGATGAAATAGCGCAGAATTGGTTTGCGCTACAACAACGTGAACTGCACGATAGAATTAAACAACAGCAAGCGGATGCTAGACCTTTAGGTGCAGAAACTAAAGTCTTGGCTAGTAGTAAAACCAAGTCCACCAAGTCCACCAAACCAACCAAGTTAAACCAAGAAAATAAGAAAAACAACTAAATACTTGTCACGGAATCAAATTCAATAAGGACCGTGACAATTATATGACCAAAGATCAGACTAAACCTAGATATGCAAAGAAAGCACCCACACGCGGCGGTGCGCGCGCCAATGCTGGTCGCAAGAAAGGCTCCACTACAAAAATTACAGTGGAAAGCCTAATGGAACAAATTGAAATACACTCTGGCAAATCTTTTGCAGAAGTGTTGGCATTCAATTACATAGGTGCCATTTCAAGAAATGATTGGAATGGCGTACGTGATTATGATAAAGCCTTTATGAATAAATTAATTGCTGAAAAGGTTGAAATAGATTTAAACCAATCAGAAGATGTAATAGAAGCCAAACAACTTGCATTTGCTGAAGCTATTAGACAGATAACTGGTTTAAAACAAACAGACTAAATAACACTATGCCAAATAACAAATCAAAACTGCCAGGACTATATGCTAATATTCATGCCAAGCGTGAACGAATTAAAGCCGGCAGCAAAGAACGTATGCGACCAGTGGGAAGCAAAGGTGCACCTACTGCAGAAGACTTTAGACAATCGGCAAAGACCGCTAAAAAACCAAAAGGAAAACAAAAATGAAAGCAAATTCAAAAACACAAAGCGACCGAGGTTTAGGCTTTGACGGTGCTGGTCAAGAAACCAACCCTGCGCCTCGCGGCGGTGTACAGGTAAACAAATGGTCGGGTCATATGAATGATGGACGTTTGGTCAACAAAGGCCGTGGTCCTACTGTAGGCAACAACGGTGCTTGCGATACTCCAAAAAATTTAGGTGCTAGTGTAACACGAGACACATATCGAGCAGCTCCTACAAGTGGTATGCCTAGTTTGCCTGCTCAAGGTTCAGTGCGTGATAACATCAACCGTGGCAGCCAAGTGCGTGGATCTGGTATGACTGCTGTGAAGAAACCTTCAGATCCAGATTCAATTCGTGTAGGTCAAACAGGTGGACCCAATTATGGCGGTGTAAGCAAAGGCAAAACACCCAGTACTTCAGCTGGTTCTACCAATTTCAATTATGGCCCTAAGAGCCAATACTAAGGATCAATCATAATGGTACCATTTACTCCCTTAGGTGCATCTGCTGTGATAGACTACACAGATGATTCAACCGATACTAGTATCACCATTACCACAGGCGGCACAGGAGTGCCCAATGTGCTGTACTGTGTGAACGAAGACGCTGCCAACATTGTGGCAGTGAGTTACACATTCGATCCTGAAGACACCAACGCCATTGTGCCCAGTTCTGGTGCCAACGGACGTGGTGCCGTCATTCCACCTTATGGCTATGCAATGATTGCCATACCCACTGCGGCCAACCAGACCGGCAACCTGTATGTGAGTGCAGCCGGCCATAGCGGTGCAGGTTCTGTCTACATCACGCCTGGCGTGCTGTTCAAATATTAAAAGGAAACACCATGAGAATATCAACTAAAAACCAGCAGGCCAAGCCGATCAATCAATCACGTGGTCCAACCACTGGTAATGAGAATACTGGCACCAAGCGTAAGGACGCCATGGCTGAAAAGGCCAAGACAGGTTCAGAGAAATCTGACTTGGCTCAAATGGTAACAGATGCAGTGGCACGACGTGGTGAACTCATGCGCGGTGTAAGAGATCCTGCAGTAGAACCATTAAAAGCCAAAGTAAACGTTGGTCGTGGTCCTACCAAAGGCAACGCAGGTACACAACAGAAATCAGCAGCAGCACGTAAAGGTGCGTTAGGTGCTAGTTCAGGTTACTAAATAAACACACAGAATTCTTGTCCCGGGTAGCCGGGGGACAGGGATCAGGACAGCCATCCTGGATCTTTCTCTAAGATACCGGCTACACTATTGATTTTTATTGAAAGGAAAAGACATGCCAAACAAAAATCTAACCTCACCAGGTGAAAACATCTGGGACGACGCAGTAGAAGAAACCACAACCACCAAGCCGGTCAAGGCCTTAAAGAAGCCTGATGCCACCCCCACAGTGAACGATCGAGACTTTGATCTGGAAGGCCTGATGACAGACTTTCCCACTGCCAAAGAACTGGAACGCTTTGTGTACGATGAAACTGGTGTGGTGCTGAACCTTAAAGGTCGTGCCAACAAGTTAAAGTATCAAGTGGCAATGGATGTGCTAAATGGTGCTCCCACAGATCCCAAATACATCGGCACAGACAATCCTTATCTGGACAAAACAGATCTAGTGCCAGAAGATCCCATGAAAGCCTTGCCTGAAAGAGATCCGTCAATCCCGGGCCGTGACCAACTGCAGAATGAATTCTTCACAGCCTTTGTGCCACATAGTGATGCAGAGTATCACAGCCAAGGTCGCAAGATGCACTGCACATTCAAGAAGTATAAGAACGGTCTGATCACCTATGAAGTGATTGGTCCTATCGAACCACGTCCCTACGGTGAGAAGATTGACAAGTGGGGCAAGGTACGTCCTGAAATCATTCGTTGGGTAGACCCCAGAACAGGCGAACAGATTGTGCAAAGACCAGATGGTAGCTTTACACCCATTGGCCGTAGACTCAAAGCAATGATGCAGACCTTCCGCTACAACAACACCAATCAATGGATCAAGTATGTGGACCGAGACTTTGTGCAGTTGGATCAAAAGGCCGCTGTGAATCCTTGGGACTTGGCAGAATAATATGACTGCTCCTACTCCCACCATTCGCGACGGTATCATACACAACGCAGTGGAAACACGACGAGCAGATGACACCAAGATCATGCAGAAGGTCAATGCTGTGAACAGAGAAGCATTTACACAGCGCTTTCCTGGACAGATAGAACACCATATGCGCTTAATCAGTGAACGGCTGCAATGGTGCCTTAACAAACCGGAAACTATTGATTTGTCACGCCCGACCACTTGGCCTGCTGAACCTGATGAATTATTTGCATTGGCACAGGCTTTGCGTTGTTTAAACGAGATACGCAGAGATTGGCCAATTGAAGCAGAATGATTGATTCCACACTGTTAATGCGTCGTGCATTGCGTGCCACTCTGGAAAATAATAACATATCTCCTGCAGCTTGGCCAACTCTTACAACTGATATTAAAAATCAATTACAAGAGTTGGTTATTGCTGTTGCTGATGATATGCATTATAATCAACTTAAATATTTTCGACCGTTTGAACACCAAAAGAGTTTCTTCACAACCACCACAGACCGTAGAGGTATTCTAGCTGCTAATAGAATTGGTAAAACAGTATCAACATGTTATGAAACTGCTTACCATTTAACAGGGCTATATCCTGAATGGTGGACTGGCAAACGGTTTGACCGTCCTATCACAGCCATGGTTGCAGGCGAAGGCTGGAGCCAAGTTGCCTTGGTGCTACAAAATGAATTATTAGGAACACCTGATGTCAAACTGCGTGATTCGCTGGGCACTGGTGCCATTCCTCGTGATTGTATCGTTGCTGATACCATGCGATCGGATGGTGCTAACTGTATCGGCGTTGAGATACTACACACAACAGGTAGCAAAAGTTACCTGCTATTTGCCAATTACACCCAGGAAGTTCGACAACTTCAAGGATTTAAACTTAACCTGGCAGTGTTTGATGAACAACCACCAGATGATTTTTTTAGTGAAATTGTAACTAGAACTGCTACTACACAAGGTATGGTGCTGTGTAGTTTTACGCCGCTTAAAGGCTTAAACGGTTTGGTTAGTAAATTCTGGAATAAAGAAGAAGGTTACGATTACATCCGTGTGGCCTGGGACGATGTGCCGGAACACGATCCTTGGGGCGAACCATTCTTGTTAAATGAAACACGGCGTCAATTAGAACGGGATTACCTGCCACACGAACGTGAAGCACGCATGCAAGGTAAACCTATTATGGGTAAAGGTGCTGTGTTTCAATTACGTAATTGGCCAACATATAAAATTGGTGATTTTGATTTCCGCCAAATGACCAATATCAATCGTGTAATTGCATTGGACTTGGGCCTAGTAAACGATAAAACTGTAATTTCTTTAATGTACTGGGATCCTTATGAACGCGAAGCTTGGTTGCATAAACAAATTGTAGTGCAAGGTGTAGAAGAAGCAGTGCCAACCCAGTACATAAACCATTTGTTGCGACCTGAAGTATTTGGTACGCCAATTGTGTTGCCGGCAGATGCATCAACACCGGGAAGATATACTATGAGTGCCAGTTCTATTAGACAATTATTTGAACAATACGAATTAAATGTATTACCAAAACCTATTATGAATCCACCTGATTCAGAAGGTCGTGTGACCAATCATAAAAGCTATGGTATAAACCAAATGCGCCAAATGTTAGAAGTTGGTTCATTGCATATCAATGAGAATTGTATAGATTTTTTACGTGAAGCACGAAACTATTATGTTGATAGCCAAGGTAGATTTTCTGACCCGGATGACTGCATTGATTCTGCCCGATATGCCATTATGGCTTGCTTACAAGGTATAGCAGAACCTTGGGATAATCGTTCACCTGCACAGCGGATGGCTGCACAACGCGATCGTTATGTTCGGCGTGATGAATCAACCAAACCTGCTTGGAAACGATCATATTCACCGGACGCATAATGAATTTTGCACAAATGACCAATATGTATCCTGCCGGCGTTACTGTAAACGGTAAACAAGCCACAGTCAATGTTCCATTATATCCACACACTTGGGTATTTGCTGGTAAACCTTGTACTGTATACCAATTTGCTGATTTGTGTTGGCCTGAAGACTGCGTAGAAAAAACCCATTTTATTTTGAAATGGGAAGGAAGAAAAATTACACCATGATTATAACCAACGAAACTGAACCAACACCGCCAACAGATGGTTTTGCTAATTGTAAAATTTGGCTAACTGGAAGATTAATGTTATTGTGCCATCATCATGCTTTGGCTGTAATAGATTTGGCAGATGGTAACAGCGTTAAATTAACAATAGAACCGTTGGAAATAGAAGACTTTGGTTCTGAATGCCGAGCATGCATGGTCAAAGATTCCTAAACCAAGTCCACCAAGTCCGCCAAGTCCGCCAAGTCCGCCAAAAACCAATCATTTATCTAGCATTATACGTAAATGTTATAAATAAAAGCAATACCACCAAACTGTGTTTACATCTGTGCGGTAAGGTATTATAATAAACTCACTAACGCATGTTAGTATAAACCCTACGGAAAATACATTATGACAATACCAATCGGTAGCATTATCAAAATCAAACCAGATTATCAAGATCCTGGTGACGACAAATACAAATGGCATACAATATCAATCGTTGAAAAAGGACGCGTTGATATTCAACCAAAAGATATTAATTTAACATATAAACCAATTTATACTGTACCAGTTAGTTGGATTGAAGCATCCTATGAATAATCCTATACAAGATATTAAAATCATGATGGACCATTATGGGTTCAAGTCAGAGCAACTCACGCCTGACCGTTTAAAATTTCGTTTGTCTCTTTTACAAGAAGAGGTTGGCGAATTACACACAGCAGTTCAGTCAGCAGACGCACCAGAAGCAGTTGATGCGTTGATTGATATTGTTGTTATCGCACTAGGCACTCTACATCTCGCTGGTGTTGATGTAGAAAAAGCCTGGCGAACAGTGCATACCGCAAATATGCAAAAACTGAAAGGCACAAAACCTGGACGTCAATCAGATGGTTGGGATTTATATAAACCATTAAACTGGTTCGCACCAGATCACAGCAACAACACAGGCAAATTTGCCACACACCTTAAGGAGAATACCCAATGACAATATCTTTTAACCGTATCATTGCTAAAACACGAAAAAATGTAATACAAGATTATGATTACACTAATATTGATCGTGAAGCCACGCAAGATTTAATCATGTCAATCGCAGTTTTAATGGATCGTGTGTTTGAAACGCCAAACCAAGATTTTGAAACATACGTACAACAAAACCCAGTTGATGCAGAAGACGATCCAGCAGAAATGTTTGATCGTATGTTTGATGCAGTCAATCCAGATGCCATGACAAAATACCAAAAGCAATTTTATGATTTTGCTCGTATCAATACACAATCTATTTTTAAATGGTATCGTAAAAATCACGGTTCTGTAAACCTATCACCTAAACAATTAGAATGGTATCGTCGCTGGTTTACCAAACATACAGTTGGTCATGCTTGCTTGTACCCAGAACAAGATAAAATAATTGTACCAGTTTTTAAAGGAGTAAAACCATGACATGTGAATACACAAACAACATGAAATCCGCAGAATTTGTTGCTGATTACCAAGATGGTGCAGCAATTGTTTTACAAGAATGTGCAGATTTACTTGAACGCAAAGGTAAAGATTATAACAGCAGTGGCATTAACCGTGATGATTATTATCTTTATGGTCGTAAATCTTTAATGACAATGATTCATACAAAGACATTACGGCTGCGTTCGTTGGTTGATCAAGAATTTACTGAACCAAACTTTGAAAGTATACAAGATACACTAAAAGATTTGGCAAACTATTCTGCAATATGGATTGATTGGGAGCGACGCAATGCAAACAGTTGATAATATACGCCAAGAATTTAAAGATTTATTGGCTGCTGGCACAAGCGTTGAAGACAAGACCGGTGTGAAAGTATTAGAAATCACACCAGCTTGGTTCTTGGCTGACCAGCCTGCCATCTTTGGCACAGTTAATGAAGATTATGTACAACGCGAATTGGCATGGTATGATTCACAATCACTTAATGTAAATGATATTCCTGGTGGCACACCGGAAATTTGGCGCCAGGTAGCTGACGATATGGGTCGTATTAATTCAAATTATGGTTGGTGCATTTACAGTCAAGAAAATTGGCGCCAGTATTACAGTGTATTAAAAGAATTACGAACACAACCTACATCGCGTCGTGCAGTTATGATTTATACACGACCAGCAATGTGGCATGATTATAACAAACTTGGTCGCTCAGATTTTATGTGTACCAACACAGTTCAATACACAATACGAAATAATCAATTGCACTCACATGTGCAAATGCGTTCTAACGATGCTATATTTGGGTATAAAAATGATTATGCTTGGCAAGCAGAAGTTCTACGTAGATTGGCTGCAGATTTACAAATTGAAATTGGCAATATCTATTGGTGTGCTGGTTCGCTTCATATATATGAAAGACATTGGAATTTAATATGACCGTTGCAAAATTAATAATTTCCGGTAAAGAAACTTGTAAACCTGGTGATAATCTTTTAAAGATAACTTCGTTATTATACCAATTGTTTGAATTGTATAATGATGCAGATTTGTCTGAAGAACAATATCATAAATTTGGTATTGCATTACAACAACAGTTTGAAATTATTACAGATAAAATTGCCAACTCATGAAATTTGCTATTTTACTTGCCAAAGGTATTGAAGGTTGCGGTGTAACCAAATACACTGCAGAATTAACACGATGGCTACGACAACAAGGCCATGAATATACCATCATGGCTTCTGCTGATAAGAAGTTTACTAGAAACAACAGCCATGATTTAACTAATGTTAAATTGTTTAAATTTGAAAAAGATATTGATGAAATTATTGATTTGGTCAATGAACATGATGTTGTTTTAGTAAACAGTTTACCAAACTTTAGATATACTGACCAATCAATTAATAATTTTATTAAATTGATAAAAACTGTTCACACACCTATTATCTTATTGCAGCACGATCACAGCAAAACCAGTTTATCACGCAATCGTGGTATGACTGAAACCATTGCTCGTGCTCGTGCAATAATGGTTCATAGTGTGAATAATCATATGGCCAAGTTGGTAAATGAACCTGCTGCTAATTATTTTGCAGAGCTGTTTAATATTAATACCAAACCTGTTTATTATTTTCAACCAGGTCTTGATTTTGATCACCATCGTATAACTGTGCCTGCAGCCAATATCAATACCAATACACATCGTTGGGTAGGACGACCAACACCGTGGAAAGGTTTTAAACAGATGTTTGAATTCCACGAACAATATCTAATGCCAAACGGTCATATTTCTTTTATGGAAGGCATTGAAAAAAGCCAAGCATTCAGCCATTTAATAATGCCAGTTTTTAATTTTGTTGATAAAACAACTGTTGCACCTGATTCATACACACCAGAATCCGGTCAACCGTTATATTTGCATAACAGTTATCGTCAACCAGAATTAATGGCTAGATTATCAACCACTGGTTTTGGTTATCAATTATCTGTTTTAGAACCAAACATGATTGAACACAGCCTTGAATATACACATTGCGAAATTGTATGCAGTGGTACTATTCCTGTATTCAGACGTGGTTATGGTGAAAGATGCAGACACAGTATAACTGGTAAATCGTTGGTTGACAGTGATAACGGTACTGTTTGGTTAGATGAAAACAATTATGGTGCTGCATTTAAACAAATTCAAGAAATTAATAATAATCCAGAAATGAGATTAGAATGGAGCAACCTGGCATTTGAATTTTATAAAAGCCACCAGGACAGTTCAATAGTTTTTCCTAAATTGCTGGCTGATATACAATCTGTTTTATAATGAAACCTAAATTTATTGATTTATATTCTGATATTGCAGACCGCATTGGTCAAATGAGTCTAGCCAAACGAGCCCAAGTTGGTGCAATTATTGTAAAAGACGATACCATTATAAGTTATGGATATAATGGTATGCCTCGCGATTGGCCAAATGATTGCGAAATTAATGGAGTTACACGCCCAGAAGTTTTACATGCAGAATCAAACGCCATTGCTAAATTGGCTCGTGGTTCTGCCAGTGGTCTAGCAGCAGATATGTTTGTATCTTACAGTCCATGTTTAGATTGTGCTAAACTTATAGCACAAACTGGTATTAAAAGAGTATGGTATAGACAATCGTATAGAGATTCCGCAGGCATAGATTTCTTGCGCCAATGTAAAATTGAAGTTATAAAAAAATAATACATTCGTATACCTAACATTGTGCAAATGTCAGAATACACTAAATATAGTGTAAAGGGCATATTTCAATGTTAGATATTAAACAAATACCCGTAGATAAGATCAATCAGAACAAAAAGCAGAATGCTACATTTGTTCGAATGAAAAACCAGATGGATGTGAAGATGGCTTCATATCTACGTTATCTAGGCACCAAAAACGCTGTTAACCGAGCCAGTGATTACCATTACTTGGTACTGGCAGTGACCGACTCAACAGCACCCGTCAACGGCATTGACTATATTCACCCTTCAGTAAAGCCTGCTGTGGATTATGCCACTGCGGTGATCACCAAGGGGCTGATTCCCAATAGTGAAGTGAACTTTGAATTTGTGCCGGATGGCGAATTAGATGAAACAGCCGCCAGACAAGCCACTGATATGGTTTCAAAAGTTGTAAACCAAATGAACGAGCCACACTTTATAATGGAACGTTGGGTAATGGACTCAGCCATGCATAAGAATGGTATGATGATGATCAAACCTGTGCGTGAACAGATCACACGCTATGTGGAAACTTCCGGCACCTTAGACGAACTACGTGCATTTGAACAACAGGCAGCAGAATCCGGTCTTACAACTCTGCGTCAAAGCAAACGTAGACAAAGTGTGAACATGGAACTGGTCATGGCCGAAGTGTCGCAGTTGCTGGGTGGGCTGGAAGAGGAATCCACACAGGCACGTGTTGACGCAATGATTAACATGCTGGGCGAACCTGAAGAACAAGATGCCGAAGCAATGACCCAGGCCGAAGCAGAACTCACAGCAGCCCAAGTGGACGGCGAAGAAGACATTCTCAACACAGCCATTCGTCGCAACACCATCTACACTGCCAAGTACAAACTCACTGGCTACAACATCAACATCAAGTTTCACCCGATCGCACAGCACTACTGGATCTGTGATCCTACTGTGCCAGAAATGCGTGACCAACCTTTCTGCGGCTACTATGATCCAATGACCATACAAGAAGCAGTGGAACTGTATCCAGGCATTGTGCTGGATGAGTTCGAACGCTTTGCCGAATATAACATGAATGGTGCGTATCAAGCTGGTTCAGTGCTGAACAACTTGGCCATCCACGCACGTGACTCTGTACCGGTCATGGGTATTCCTGTAAGCAGTGCGGCTTCAGCAGATCCAGACAGTCGACAGGTAAGCATCGTCACTGTTTGGAACAAGTATGACATCGATGGTGATGGTGAATTGGAACTGATAGAATTGATCTATTCCGGCTCATACATCATCTCCGCAAGAGAAGTAGAATTTATTCCGGTGGCCAACATGTGCCCCAAACCTTTACCTGGCAACTTCTACGGCATGAGCATTGCCGAGTCAGTGATTCCTATGCAAGAGTATGCAACATCTGCCGCAAGAGCAGAGATACAGTTGGGCCTGCTGACAGCAACGCCAAGATTGGGTGTCAAACCCGACAAACTGGATTTTGAAATGCTACAGGATGGAGAAGCGGCCATTTTTATTTTGGATAGCAAATTTGATCCAGCCACAGACGTGTATCAGATTCCACCACCATCAGGCAATCTGCAGTTCTTGGAAGTGGCCATGAATCGTATCCAACAAGACACCATGGCCATGATTGGTATGACCCAGCCGGCAGATGTGTTCAACCCAGAAGTGATGGCACCTGGCAACTCCGGTATCAAATTACAAATGGCCTTGACACCCAATCAAATCATACAGGACAACACAGTGCGCAACTGTGCAGAAGGACTGAAAGAAGCCTTATGGTTAACATGGCGTACCTTGATTCAATACGGTGATGACTACGGCGTTAAGAAATTGGCAGCTTCATGCCATCCTAACAAAGAACCTGTATTTTTAGATTACCAGGCATGGGATGACATGAACTTCTGTGACCGCAAACAAGTTCATATTGAACTGGCTTTAGGTATGATGAGTGATGAAAACGCATTAGCACGCACACAGATCATACAGAAATGTCAAATGGAATTGTATTCTACCGTGCAAACCATGGTGCAATCTGGCACATTAACTCCGGAGATATTTAAGAAAGTCAAAAAACCTTTTGCAGATACCCTGTACCAACTGGGTGTGAAAGATGCAGACACTTATTTGCCAAGCGAAGAAGAAGTCATGCAGATGATCACAGCAGGACAAGAAGCACAGAAGAATCGCGAACCTTCTGCAGAAGACAAGAAGAAGTTGGCCGAAGCCAACCTGGCAGATGTGCGTGCCAAACAGATACAAGCCGAAGTAGCCGGAGAAGATGCAGAAAGCCAATTGGACTTTATGTCAATGGCAGCAGGAGATCCCAAAGTATACTCGTAATAGATTTTATAAGGAACAGAAATGATTGATGAAGATGTAGTAGCGGCCTTTAACAGCCGTGTAGCAGTGGATTTGAACAACTACAAAAAGTTTACACCCGCACAACGCGACAGAGCCAAAGCGTACGGATCGGATGCAGAAGCATTGCTGAAGAATCGTGACCTGGCCCTGTTTGTGCATCACTTTAGATTTGAACTGGCTGACAGCCTGATCACTATCACAGGACACACACCGGACGACAACAGCCGACGTGTGGCAATGGCCAATCAGTTATCAGGTATGGATGCATTCATTGCCAGTCTTAAACGTGCAGTGATTATGAAAAACAGAATTGTTGAGTGGGAAAATTTACCTAAACAAAATCAATAAACACATGTTTTATTAAAATAGGCTAAATATCACACGCCGGTAAGCAGTTGCCCCGGCTTTTAAAGGAACAAAATGAACACAACGATTATGCCTAACAGTACCGATCCAGTCGGCACTGCGGCCAATGTCAACCCTGCAGTACCAAGCCTGGATTCAATAGCCGAGAAGATGGCCGTTATGCGTGAACAAACGCTGCGTAACCAACTTCGCCCTACCGAGCCCACTGCGACAGGAACAGAAGAGGAATCTTCGGAGCCTGTGGCCCACGAAAGTGCAGTGCCAGAAGTTGCTGATGCCAGCGACAGCGATATTATAGACGACAATTTGGAAACAGACGCCCAGGACACACCAGATGAACCTGTAAGCCCTGATAGTACAAATTCTTCAGCAGAAGAACTAATTGACTTCGTGGAGTTTGCAGAAACAAACCCCAATGCCAAATTCAAATTTTTAAAGAACGGCAAAGAAGTTGTTATCGATGCAAAGAAAGCCGCTGCAATATTGGGTCAAGGTGGAGCAATACACGAAGAAGCACGCCAGTTAAAGATTGAACGGGCTGAGTTTGATGAGTTTATCCGAACAAATCACGCACAGCAAGCAGGACTTACACTGGCCATGGAGTTTACGGTACAGCCTCGGTTACAGGCAGCGTATGATGAAATTGTTAAAACGCAAAACTACCAGACAACCTTCCAGCAGCAGTTTGCACAGACGCAAGATCCCGGCCAGCGTGCCAGAATCCAAGCGTCAATGGCGCAGAATGAGCAATACATTCAGCAACAGCAACAGTTGATTGGCGAGTTACGTCCAGCAGTGGATCAGTTTAAAGAAGTTCGTCGTCAGCAGGTAACAGAACGCTTGGAACAGAATCGCAGAGCCTTCACAGACAAAGAGTTGAAAAACGAATATGTCTTTAAAGAAATACGCGAAAAGGTTGCCAAGATATGGCCGGACGCACATGGCGAAATAGTTCCTGGTATTCCAAACATTGATTTGATATCAAGCGATGAAAATTTGTTAGCTCTTGTCCGAGACGGTTTAAAATACCGCGGCAAGCCCACAACCAGGTCCGCAGGCAGCAGTATTGCTGCATTGACCAATCGCAGAGGATCAAGCCAATCAACTCGTGATCAATCAGAAGGCATGAATAAACTTCGTGAACAAGCCAACGCCGGTGATAAAAAAGCCGGAGACAATCTCTTGATGCAGCGACTCAGTCAGATTCGTGGAGCAGCAAGAGGTGGTAGATAAAATAGCCTACATTCAAGGAGAATAACATGGCAGAAATTACAACCAGTCAAATTGGTAACGGTACAACCGCATACGGCGCAGACATCGTTGTCAAAGACTTAGACCTAGACGTTTCAAATCGCGTTAAGGATGATACACCTGTTTTGAACATGTGTATGAGTAAAAAACGTAAAGTAAACAGTACTTTACCTTTGTGGACAGATGACATCTATCGCTTGCCAGCTGCTCAGGCTGTACAAGAAGGTGCTGCTGTATCTACAGCCAATGCAGAAAGTAATTCACGTTACAATCTTGGCAATTACACACAGATTTTCCAAACAACCATTGCGGCTTCTGGAACTGCTCGTGCTGTAATGCAAGCTGGTGGAGATCCCCAAGCCTATCAAGAAGTGAAACAATTAATCGAACTTATGTTCGACGTTGAAATGCAATTGGTACGTGCTGATCAGATTGGTACACAATATTCAGGTCAATCAGGCACTGCAATTAGCCCTGCCACTGCACAAACTGAAGGTCGTCGTATGGGTTCATTGAACGCATTCGCAGGCACACACAGTTTTAACCCTAGTGCTGGTGCTGCTGCCAACATCACAACCAACACCAACAATGCAAGTTCTGACTCCAGCACTGCCAACGTTGGTAACCTGAACATCAGTGCCAACGGCACAGAGTTCTACACTGGTACATTTGTAAACCAGTTGTTCCAGCCTGTGTTGTACAAGCAATTGGTCACCACTGCTGAACAGCGTTACAATGCCAAGATCCGTACAATGGTAGTTCCAACTAGCCTGCGCACAATGATCAGTGATAACATTGTGAACTCCAACACCAGTATCAACCGTCGTAACGTGGAGCGTGGTGACACAATCCAAACTTATGAAGGCGATTTCAATTATACCTATGAGATATATGATTCATGGATCATGGATCAAGCAGGTGTAAGTGATCAAATCTACTTCATGAATGAGGACGTACTCCAATGGGGTTCGTTCCGTGACCTAGGCCCCAATAACGAAGTTTTCTCGAACGCGGATGCCAGTTTAGATCAGTTCTTGATGGAAGGCACGCTAATTGTGCGTAATCCAGCAGGCGTTGGTGTACTACACAACATCTCTGCAAGTGGTGCAGCAGTAAGTGGCGCACGTCCAAGTACATTTGTACAACGTGTGAACTTTGGTGCTGGCGACAGTTACGTTTAATCTAACAGATTAATCGGACCAACCACAAAGGGCTCTTCGGAGCCCTTTTTTATTCTCAAATATGTATTTTGAGTTTTTACTAAATACTAATATGCATGATATCAACACTCCCGAATACCTAGACGACACAGACCCAGAAAAGAATTTCAATTACTGGCGACAAGACCACGGTGGTATGGTCACAAATCATAATGGCATAGCAGACAAGTTATT